TGACTTTTATATGTTTCTTTAACCATTTTCATGCTATAATCCATTTGTATAGTTGAGATTGTTCATGCCAATGCAAGCACATAGTATATGTTCATATTATTTTCTGAGACTTTCAGCATAATGGTCATAGATGATGGCGACTTACATTTCACTATACATTTGATCCACAATATTATTTGATCCACAAAATCTTTGTCGCAGATTTGTCGCAGTATAAAACAAAAAAACGACATAACTCGTTGTTTTACAACTTGCTATGTCGTTATTAGTTGCGGAGGCAGGAGGCGAATATTTTAACATATATCCGCAACTAAAAATGCCCGGTGACACGTTTCTATTTTAACACTTCTCCTTAGAGTCCTGAATATGGCTGAATTGCTTAACCAGCTCTATACTATTACTAAGGTGTTCGTTAGCTTTTTTTAAGTCTTCTATACGCTGATTCTTCTCTTCTATTACCATATTCAGAGCCTTTATTTCGGCCTGAAGCGACGTTACATCGGTATTTACATAGCTACTATTCACCACATTGTGGTGTCCGTTTATTGTCGGTATATCCGAGTTAGTGTCCGACTTTATTAAGATGTCTTCGACAGAGCAATCTAATATCTCAGCCATCTTTACAAGTGTTGATACTTTGACATCTGGTCGAGTGTCAAAATAAGTAATGGCATTGTGACTCTTTGGTCCCCAAAGGCTTCGGCTGAAGTCACCGATGCTGATGCCAGCTCGCTTCAAGAGTTCTTTCACTCTTTCGCTTTTTACAGTGCTGTTTTCGTATCTCATAATTTAAAATAGGTTAAATTCCTGCTTTGTTAAGATTATTACCCTATTAAAGTAGGACTGTTTCATCATTAATTAATATCTTTGCATCAAATTTAGACACTAAATCCGACATAAACAAGAAAATGGAGCAGAAATTTGATTCATTAGACCTACAGGGGTACTACGCTGGTCTGACAAAAAAAGAGAAGAGCAGCCTACTCTCCTACCTTACTAAAGAGTATGATATGACATGTAGTACAATAAGGCGTAAACTGGCAGGCAACCAAGGGTTCGGGCTCAATACACTTGAGCGCATGGCGTGCCACGAAGCCATTAAAAATGAGAATCTATGGAGACATTAAAAACAATTGAATTCTACACTTCGCCCGATGGTTCTGTGTATTATAAAGTACCCGGGCAGGAGTCGCGCAGGCTGACCAAGTTCAACGTTGACATCATCGACCCACTATTAGGGCAGATTAAGCAGAGGTTCCCGGAGTGCTACGCTGCTCTCGCCTGCAAATATCGTAACAAACGGTTCGATATGGCAGATAGGTTCATACGCTGCAACTTCGGTGAGCACGACCTGCTCACGCAAGACATTGACAACGATGTCTTGCACTTCGAGGAGGTGCGCTGTCCGCTTCGAGGTATATGTGAGCATGAGGGCGTGATATGCAAGCCGAAATCGATGGTCAGCCTCAGTAGATGTGAGCGGGAAATTGCTGACTTATACCTTGAGGGGCTGACGTTCCGTGACATCGCTGCTAAGCTCGGCAAGAATGCCGAGACCGTAAAGGTGCAGCTCATGCGCATCAAAAAGAAGTGCGGTGTCAAGCACTGCCGCGACATTATCCGTGTGCTACGGCTCAAAAATTATTAGCCGATGGCTTCGATATGTAATGACTGCGAGCACACACGCCACTGCATCAACGGCCATTGGTGCACGATACGTAAAATATATGTTGAATACCTTAATATAGAGAAATGTGAATATGATAACAATAGATGAGTATATTAAGCATACTGACAACCTGAAGGAGATGGGGCTACTGTCTGAAGACTTCCGCATTATACAATATAAGGATGGCGACCTTCTTGCTGTTGATGGTAAATGCGAAGCGTTCGAGAATAAGCCTATTGACAACAAAGACTATATCTGGTGGCTTGGTGGTTTTGCATTTCGTTATGACGATAATTACCCTAAACATAATGTAGTTGTATTCGATGAAGATGGCACTCTTGAGCTAAGAGTATCACCACCATTCGGTACTTTGTTTCCGTCACTGAGTATTGATCGCAAGAGACGCAGAGCGTTGAAAAAGTTGTGACACCGTGATTTTGTGGCAGCCAAGCGCTGCCACTATCTTTGCAAAGCAAACAAAACCCAAGCGAAATGATAACAGTTCAACAGATACTTTCGGCCACTAATGGTGGTCTCGACATTATCTTGTCCCTCTACCCGCAGGCGCAGAAGTGTGTCGGGCAGAAGAACAAGCACTTTGCTATTCGCAACGAAAAAACACCCTCGGCTTGCCTCCGTCAATACCAGTCAAAAAAGTATGGCGAGATTTGGCAGGTTACTGACTTCGGAGGCGACGGCCGTGGCGAGAATGCTATCGACATCTACATGCGCGAGAAGGGCTTCGACCGCTCACGGTTCAATGAGGCTATATTGGCGCTCGCTGCTGAGTATGACGTACGCGACGAGCTCAACCGCTCTCTTAACCGTCCGGAGATTAGACAGCGTGAGGCTCGGGCTGATGAGCGCGATGGTACTCGCTCATTCGAACTAAAAGACAAGTTTACTGATGCCGAACTTAAGGCTCTCGGCCCTAAAGTCACCCAGGCTGACGTTGATGCGCTGCACTGGCACTCGGTCAAGTGGATTACCAACGTAAAAGACCGTAAGGTGACCGTCAAGCACTCTACTGACAACTACCCGATATTCATGCGTGAGTGTGTGGTCAAAGAGGCTTATGGCAGCGAGCAGGAGACCAAGTTCTACAAGGTATACGAGCCTTTCAACTGCGACAAGGGTTTCCGCTTTTCTTACACTCCGGCCGGTGCAAAGCCCCGATATTATATCAACGGCTTGTTCGAACTCAAAAAGGCTTACCGCGACTTCAATGCGCAGCAAGAGAAGGAGTGGCAGGCTGCTCATGAGGATGGCAAGCCTTACAAAGAGCAGAAGCTTCCCGAGGCTGTGATATGCTCGGGCGAGCGCGACTCGCTGTGCTGTCACTCGATGGGCTACCATCCGCTATGGTTCAACAGTGAGACTTATCAGCTCTCTGCTGACGAGTACAAGGAGATTATGAAGTATGTCGATGTTCTCTACAACATACCCGACATCGACGAGACCGGCAAGCGCAAGGGCCGTGAGCTTGCCCTGCGCTTCATCGATATCCATACGGCGTGGCTTCCGGACAAACTGCAGACCTACAAAGACAATCGAGGCAAACCTCGCAAGGATCTGCGCGATTGGCTTGAGATTCATAGCGAGCGAAAAGACTTCCGCAACCTTCTGAGGGTGGCCATGCCGGCGAAGTTCTGGGTGCAATATGCCAATAAAGATGGCAAACCGAAGACTGAGGTCGATACAGCGTGCCTTTACAACTTCCTTCAGCTTAACGGGTTCTACGCTCTCCACGACGAGAACTCAGCGGTCACTCAGTTCATTCGCATCGAGGGCAACATTGTCAAAAAGGTCAACGTCAAGGATATTCGTGAGTTCATACGCCGGTGGGTGGTTGACCGCTTCGAAGACCGCAATATCCTTAACCTTGTGCTCAATACTACCAAGCTCTCCCCTGCTGCTCTTGAGTCGCTGCAGGAGATAGACCTTAACTTCACCACATACACGCCTAACTCGCAGTACTTCTTCTTTCCAAACAAGACTGTCGAGGTGTGCCTGCCGTGCGAATCGCATCCCGAGGGCTTCAAGGAGTATGATCCTGGTGCCGACGGACTGCACAACTACGTGTGGGAAGAGGATGTCATCGGCCATCGGTTCAAGCGCCTGCCTGATATGTTCAGCATCTCGATCGATAAAAACGACGAGGGCGAGACCGTGCTTGATATTGACATAAAGAATGTCAACAGTCATTTCTTCGGTTATCTCATCAACACTTCCCGACTCTACTGGCGCGCTGAGACTGAGACTCGCTTCGGCGAAGACCGCACGGCTGCTGCAGCATATCTGGAGGCTAACCCCTTTCGCATCGATGGCGAGGGGCTTCGCTCTTACGAGATCATCGAACAGAAGCAGAACCTAATCAACAAGATATTCACGTTCGGCTATATGCTGCATAGATATAAAGATTTCGTACGCGCCTGGGCACCCCTGGCCATGGACAATAAAATAGGCGAGGAGGATGAGTGTAATGGCCGTTCTGGTAAGTCTTTCTTCTTCAAGGTGCTGTCGTTCATGATGAAGACGGTCAAGCTGTCCGGCCGAAATCCGAAGCTGATGGACAACCCTCACGTCTTCGACCAGGTGAGCCAGTTCACTGACCTCTTGCTCGTCGATGACTGCGACAGATACCTTAACCTCGGTCTGTTCTACGACAACATCACGTCTGATATGACCGTCAACCCGAAGAATAACCGCTCGTTCACTATCGGTTTCGACGAGTCGCCGAAGCTGGCGTTCACCACTAACTACGTGCCAAGCGACTTTGACCCCTCTTCTGAGGCTCGCTCGCTATATATGGTGTTCTCAGACTGGTATCACCAGCGTACTGAGGATAATGACTACCACGAGACTCGCACCATTCGCGACGACTTCGGCAAAACGCTCTATGCCTTCGACTACACCGACGACGAGTGGAATGCTGACCTTAACTTCTGGTTACAGTGCTGCCGATTCTATCTCTCGGTAAAAGATTCAGGCATCAAGCCACAGCCTCCTATGAGCAACATGGAGCGACGCCGTCTGAAGGCCAATATGGGCGCCAATTTCGAAGACTGGGCCAACGGCTACTTCTCGCGTGAGAGTGGCCACCTCGACGACTATGTGCCGCGTGACGAGGTCTTCAATGACTATCAGCGATACTCTAACGTCAGTCGCATCACTATGCAATCGTTCACAAAGAAGCTCAAGGCATTCTGCAAGCTGTGCCCGTGGGTTGACTGCCTTAACCCGCCAGAGCTCTGCAACTCCGGCGGTCGCATTCAGAGAGCCGTGCAGGTCACTCCAGAGCTACGCAAGACTAAAGATATGCTGTTCGTGCGCTCTATGCCACTCAACGAGACTACAGAGCAAGCGACAGAGCAACAGCTGCCGTTCGGTGATCCTGACGATGAGCGGCCGTTCTGATCATTTTCATTTCACTTTTCATTTTGTTGGGTTTGGCGCTGCCAGGTATTACTGCCTGTGCAGCGCTTTTTTGTGTTGTCACAGTTACGAACAGCCTGTAGCAGACTGTTCCATTTTTCCACAAGCTTATCTGAGAGAGTACTACGACGGCCTTCTGCCACTCCCCGACACCCCTCCCTTATTTTGTCAGAAAACTTTGTGATTTTGTAATATGATGTTCCAAAAGGTCAAAAAGTATAATAAATAAAGGGGTTTTGAGGTGTCACAAAGTGTCACAAACCTACATCACAAAGCTGTCACAAACTTTTCGAGTTTGCAACAGACCCCTGTCGGGTGACCGTTGGCGACCGCTGTCACAAACTTGGTTTTCTGTCACAAAGTTGCTCACAAACATCTTTTTGTTTTGTGAGCGCTGTGATTCAACAAGTTACAGACTTGTCACATAAATAACATCTGTCACAAACTTTTCTGACAAAATAGAGATAGACACAGAGAGAAATCCGAACACACACAGACGAAAGCCACATTTCAACCGAAAAACACCCTGCTTTATTAGGATTTCTGTTCTTTTTTTCCTAATTTTGTAGGCATTCAAATATCTTATTCATTCATCATTCACTAACAGCTATATTCGTGTCACAATTTGTAGTTTACCTTAAGGTCAAGCCTTTAATCGCCCAGTGGTTGGCGTTCCACTATGGCACTCCGGTACGCTTTCCTGACCAAAGCGCCGAGAATGCGTGCATCCGCAGGTTTCTGACACGCCAGCCCAGTGGCATACCTAAGATGCAGGGCGAGGGCGAGGTGGCGGTCTACATACCAGACTCAAAGCAGAAGCCGGTCATCACATACAACTATCTCGGCATCCATGCACGAGCTGCATTGGTCGATTGCATCGAAGATACTTTCAGACTACAGCTGTGGCACGACCTTAATGGGGTCGAGACACTGCGCTGCCCTCTGCTTAAGGCTGTGCGTGCGTGGTGTGAGAATAATGGCATCAGCATCGACTACGAGGATACCGTCAAGATGCGTTTTCAGCGCATGCGCTCTTCTTACCTCAAGTCGGGCATTGACCTGCGACGCACGTCAAGAGAGAAAGACAACTGATTTTAGTGTTAAATTATCTATAAATCATAACGACAAGAGGGCCGTTTTTGTTCACGACCGTTCGAAGCCGTTCAAATGCTCAAAATTATGAAATCTGTTAAAATCATCAAGGCTATAGAGTATGCCTTCAACGTCGACTTGGAGCTTATGCGACGTTTGAGCCCGCGCAGGGTGCGCATCCCGTCTGAGGTCACTTGGTTTCCGGTGTGCGTCAAAGAGCACCCGTCTATGGTGTCGTCTACCAAGCCAGATGATGGCAATAGGGTGGTTACGACCACTATCAAGCTGCTCACTACCGATGATCTGCTGCGATTTCATCATCGGCATCTCGTTTTCCGTGTGACGCTGCTTGATGACCGGCAGTTCCTCGTCGGCTCTCATGTTAGGCCGTTCACGGTCATTGAGGTTACTGACACGTGCCCTGAGTCGGTCAAAGACAATCAGCTCGTAGAGGTCACTATTACCCATCGTAGCCTGCACGTTCCGCCGTATATCGTGCCTAATGTATATGGTTAGGGTATTTTCAAAGAGCATATCTTGTGTGTTATCTTTGCATAAAAAGTTTTGCAAATGGAATATAATCTCGTCATTTCCGGCACTATCGGCAGTTGGTGGAGTTCTTGCTCGGCCGACTATGTCCGCTATGTGCTCAATCAAAATAAAGGCAAAGAGGTTCATGTCGGCTTCTGCTCGCTTGGTGGATTCGTCAAGGATGGCCTTGAGATTAACCAGGCTTTTCGCGATCACGGCAACGTGCACGCTCACGCTTTCGGCATGAATGCTTCTATCGCTACTATTGCCATGCTCGGATGCAAGTCTATCGACATTGTCAAGGGTAGCTTCTTCCTTATCCATAATGTGTCTGTGCTCATTGATAAGTATGAGCAGAGCAATAAGGAGCAGATTGACAAGTATATCGAGAAGCTCAAAGAGCAGCGCGAATCGCTCAAGTCTTTCGACGATGTGCTCGCCTCAATGTATGCCGACAAGACCGGGCGCTCTGTTGATGAGTGTCTCGCCCAGATGAAGAAAGGCAACTGGCTGACCGCCCAGCAGGCGCTCGACTTCGGTCTTGTCGATGAGATACGTGTCGACAAGCAGGCTGAGAAGGCTGCTGACGAGTTCACCGGTCAGTTCATTAATCAATACGATATATCAACCAATTTCAAGGATGCAGGCATACCGCCGCTACCGCAACCACAGGCCTCGGATGATGCTGCCTCTATGGTGGCATCAGTGGTTGACGGTGACGGCAATCCAACTCAGAGCTTCCTTCAGAAGACGTGTGAGGGTCTCAAGAGCCTATTCCGCAACCAACACGCAACTAAAAATAATATAAAGATGATCAAAATCTTCGCTTCCGTCATGACGCTGCTCAACGTTACTGACGGCTTCAAGACTAACGATGAGGGCAACGTGGTCCTCACTCAAGAGCAGATGAAGAGCATCGACGACCGACTTAAGGCTGACAAAGAGAAGGCTGATGCCGACTCCAAGGCGCTCAAGGAGGCTAACGAGGCTAAGACTTCTCTTGAGACTCAGCTCGCTGAAGCTCAGAAGGCTTCGGCTGAGAAAGACGAGCAGATTAAGGCTCTCAAGGGCGCTGCTGGTGACGAGACTAACAATAAGCCTGCTGGTGGTGAGGAGTCTTTCACTGCGCAGGATATGTTTAACTCTATCAAAAACGTGTAATTATGGCTTCAATAAAAGTAGGTAATATTACTTATGGTGCCGAAGATCTTGCCAAGTGCTTCAAGACTTACCGCAAGGACTTCGTCATCATGCCGCTTCTCGCTATGCAGGCTCTCGCTCAGCATTGTAATGTGCGCACGGGCATCCGCTACCGTGAGATTATCAGCGAGATGTCGGCGAATGCTGAGATTGGCAACTATTCTAAGACTAAGCACGAGGATGCCGATGTCAAGGTTGACCCTCGCATCTTCGAGACTTTCTTCGGCAACGTTATTCAGGGCATCGATCCCAACGCTATCTACCAGTCGATCTGGGGCAGCAACGTCACCAAGGGCGATGGCCTTAAGAATGTGCCTATCGTCAACCAGGTGTGCTCTTATCTCGTTAAGAAGGTGGGTGAGAAAATGTTCATGAATTCTTTCACTGCCAAGCACGACTCAAGCAACACTACTGAGACTGCCAAGTGGTTCAATGGCTTTAAGGCTATCCTCGACATGGATATTGATGGTACCAACGAACTCAAGAAGAAGCTTATCACTAAGGAGCTGGGCAACCTCGTAGAGGGCGCTGAGTCTATCACTAAGGATAATGCCGAGGATGTAATCAAAGACTTCTACTGGTCTGAGGCTGGTTCGCCCGAGGCTTGCGCCAAGCTCCGCTCTCAGCAGCTCAAGCTGTTCATGAGCGACCAGTCTTATCACTACTACACTGAGGCTTATCAGACAAACCACGGCTCGCTGCCTTACAACCAGGCTTATGACAAGCGCACTCTTGACGGTGCAAGCAATGTCGAACTGGTTCCGCTGCCGTGCGTGCCTAAAGACTTCCTGCTGCTTACTCCTAAGAGCAACATCTTCCTCATCTTCAACCAGAAGACTGATGATGAGAAGTTCCTCGTAAAGGGCTCGCTGACTAACCACTACGATGTAGACTTCATCATGAACTACTTCTTCGGTACTCAGTTCGAGTCGGTGTCGCCTGAGGTTCTACGCTACTGGCGCAAGGCGGCTTCTTTGTAATCTTAAGGCTGTTGTAGATTCTCTATATATAGGTGGGCAGGGCGACCGTATGGTCTCCTGCTCTCCTCCCTTTTCATCTTCTAAAATTCAATATTATGGCAAAATGTACTGGTGCTGATACTATATACAGCGATGTTAACTTCTGCCCTGGCTCAAAGTCGCTTCCGGGCGTGCGTGGTTGGGTCTACGGCATTTCTAAGAAGGATATTGTCAAGTGGCCGACCATCGGCGGCGAGGCTCCCAAGTCTCTCGCAGATGTGGCTAAGTATACCGGTGACTTCACCCTCGCTTCTGACAAGAAGTGGCACAAGGTGGCGCTCATTCCTAATGAGTCGCAGCTGCAGGTCGAGTCGCAGGGCACTTACGGCTCTAAGACTTTCAAGGTTACGGGCACAGCTGTAGCTCCTGGCACTGAAGAGGAGATTACCGGTTATATCGCTCAGGCTAACAACGATGAGATGGTATATCTCTTCATTCAGCGCAACGGCAAGGCGCGCATGGTCGGTTCTGAGGCGTTCACTCCAGAGCTGGCTCTGTCGCAGGACCTCGGCAAGGCTGCTACCGATACCAACTCGACAACTATTCAGGCTGTCTGCGACGACGAATATCCTGCTCCGTTCTATCCGGGCAAGATTGAGACCGCTGACGGCGACTTCTCTGGCGCTACTGGCCTCGCTGTCGTAGCGGCTGCTTAAGGCTTTTCTTCATATACTTAATAGGTGTTTCATATTTTTGGGGCGGTCTCACGAGCGATCGTGCGACTGCCCTTTTTTAGTTTGAATTATGATCGACGACAAACTTACTCATAATATGCAGGAGTGGCTCGACTCTGAGTCTCACGACCGCGAGTCTATCCTGCATGGTGCGGAGATGCTTCTGAAGCTCAACCGCAACATGGCTTTATACCAGACCATAATCCGCCGTCCAGAGCGCTTCGAGTCAAAGGTGCGCTACGAACTCAAGAAGTTCCTGCCTATGCGCCTCGCTAAAATGACTCTTCAAGATGTCAAGGCGCTCGATGCTGAACTCGTTCCGCAGGTCAAGGCTGCTGTCGATGAGCAGGAGGCTCACGACCAGGAGGGCGAGGCTGACGAGGGCGAGGCTGATGATGATGCGTCTTTCCTGCCGGCTGCTTCGGGCATCCGTGCTGACCATGACTCGCTGCCTGATAGCGTGCGCTGCGTGTGGTCTGACAACCGCGAGCGATGGCACAAAATCAAGCAGCTGTACAATACGCTGCTGGGCATTGAGCAGCCATGCGACCGCTACGAGTATCTCTGCCAGCTCAAAGAGCTTTGGTACACTTACAAGAGCGAACTGCAGCGCTACGATGACTATCAGCCTGATGCTGACAATGTTGATGAGCAGCTCTCTCCTGCTGACATTGCTAAGGAGATTGCCAACGCCCGCTCTTATATCACTAAGTATGCCGACAAGCTGCTTACGCTGCGTGAGGCTACGCTGAAGACTGACGATGCCAAGGCGTTCGAAGAGTACAGCGCCCTGCAGAAGAAGGTGCAGAAGCGTGTGGCTGTGCTGGCTGACAACAAGGCTCCTATCGGTGACGATCTTAAGGCTAAACTCGATGAAGCGGGCGTTTTCGTTCCTTCCGCTGAGTGACGCTTCTACCCAGTACCACCTCGGCACTGGGCTACACACGCTCGGTCTGCTCGGATGGATTCTCAAGCAGACTGGGCGTGCCGACGTTTATGTTTCAACGTTCTCAACTTCCGACGCTTTCCTCTCTGGCTTCCTGCGCCTACGTCGCCGTAATCTTATCAACAACGCCACACTCGTCGCTGACCTCAAGGCTGCTCGCAAGACGGTGCAGCTCTATCGGCTTATGCAGAGCTGCTTCGACCACGTGTTCCTGGGGCAAAACCACTCAAAGATTGTGCTTGTCAAGACTGCTGACATTACTGTGTCTGTCATTTCTTCGCAAAATCAGACCTATGGCGACCGTGCTGAGTGCACTATGATTACTACAGACATGGCTGCTTATTATCAGCTGTTGGCCGGTCTGAGAGGTGTCGTCGATAAATCTCTTGAACTTAATGGACTATTCCAACGACTTACTGAGCGAGATCGAAAACCATGCGAGGGAGATGATGACACCAACGGAGATTTCCGCCCTTTTGGGTATTGATGAGCGGCAGCTGTGCGACGACATCGCTACTGTCGGCCATCCGGCTCGCACCGCCTACGTCAGAGGCTCGTCGACTACTGCGCTCGAGCTACGTCGCACTCTGCACGATACTGCCCTCGCTGGCTCTCCTTACTCTATACAAGAGTGTCAACGGCTCCTGCAAGTTGCGCAGTCGTCAATCGGCTAATTCAAAACTCAAAATTCAAAACTCATAACTCGAATATGCTTCCAGTCAATCTCGACCAATATTCTCGCTATGTCACCCTCGATGACTCTGAGCTTCGTGAACTCAACGTTGCCGAGGGTGTGCTCGTGCGCCTTCATCGGCTGCGTGGCATGTATGCCTACTGGCTACAGTTCCCCTCGAAGCTCGACAACGACCTCGTGCAATACGACATGGCTATGTTCAAGGTCTCGCGCTCGCTGGCTTACGAAGACCTGCATCTGGTCAAGGTGCTGCTCGGTAATCTGCAACAGACTACCAAGGAGTTTATGCGCTGGAAGATTAACAAGTCCATCGAACAGGATATTGCTGCTGCCCGACGGGCTGGCGATTTCCGCTCGGTGGCTTCACTATCCAAGGTTCTTGTGCAGAATAACCGCACAGACAAAGACGATGAGCCTGAGCTTGAGTTCGACAAGATTATTCCTCAGAATTTCGAGCCGACCGATGATCCGTCGGTTCTCGGCATTGAGCGCATTCCCGACCTGCGTGGCAAGATCCGTGCGCTGTATAAGAAGTACTCTAATACTATTATACAAGATGCTGAATATGAGGAGGTTCGTGAAGAGATAAAAACTGACGACGATGAGTGACAATACTGCTCCTAACCTGCAATACTTCAACGATGCGCAATACTATGCGCTCGCTATGAATACTCGCGACGAGGTTATTGTTGCCGGGCGTGGCGTGGGCAAAGGTGCCATCCAGGCACGTCGCCTGCAGTCGTGCTTTCAGGGCATGCCCGGCTCCATGGGTGGCTTCGTGTCGCCATCCGTGAAGCGATGCCTTACTAATATCCTGCCCTCTCTGCTCATTCATCTTGAGCGGTGGGGCTACAAGCGTGACCTTCATTATATCGTTGGCAAACGACCATGGAAGCGTCTGCATTGGAAGTCGCCTATCTTCACGCCTGCCGAGTGGAGCAATACTATTTCGTTCTACAATGGCTCTGTATGCAACATCATTTCGCAAGACCGCACGGGCACTTCTAACTCTATGTCGTTAGACTATGTCATCATCGACGAGGCGAAGTTTATAGACTTCGAGCAGCTCAAAGACGAGACCTTTCAGGCAAACCGTGGCAATGAGATGTACTTCAAGCACTTCCCACTTCACCATGGCATGACTGTCACGTCCGATATGCCGGTCACCAAAAAAGGCTCGTGGTTCCTCAGCTACAAGGATAAGCAAGACCCTGAACTTGTCGAGGTCATCGAGGGCATCGTCTTCCAGATCTGGCGACTGAAGCAGAAGCTCGTCAAATCTCCTGACAAGCAGCAGCAAATTCAGCGGCGCATCGATGATCTTAATCAGCAGCTCTCTTTCTTCCGCTCGAAGTGTCTCCTATACAAGGAGTATTCCTCGATCGAGAACTTGGCGCTTCTAGGCGAAGACTTCATTCGACGTGCCAAGCGTGACCTCCCTCCGCTCACATTCGCCACTTCTATTATGTGTCAGCGTGTGAGCATATCGGCTGACGGTTTCTACGGTGGTCTGCGTGAGGATGTCAATCTCTATACGGCTCCTAATGAGAGCGTGCTCAACATCCACAATCTCGTGACTTCTGACAATGGTGCCATCCCTGACGACTGCCGTATGGATGCCGACCGCGACGACCGCTCGCCTCTACTCATTGCTTTCGACACCAACAACCTCATTAACTGGCTTGTGGTCGGACAGGTGAAGGGCTCGAAGCTCAACGTTATCAAATCGTTCTTCGTGAAGTATGAGCGCAAGATTCCCGAACTGCTCGAAGACTTCAACGAGTATTATCGCTACCACCGCCGTCGGCAGATTATATTCTACTACGACTCGACAATGGTGGGCACTAACTGGGGTCTGCACTACAACGATCCTCACAAAGAGGTTGTCCGCACGCTGCGCTCCATGGGGTGGACTGTGCGTGAGGTCTACCTCGGCAACCCGATGAATCATGTCGAGAAGAATGCTCTCATCAATAAGATGCTACGTGGTCGTGCCCGTCTGCAGGTGCTTATAAATCGTGACAACAACCCCGACCTCATTATCTCTATCACTTCCGCAGGCGTGCGCAACGGCAAGAAGGACAAGAGTGGTGAGAAGTATGCAGAGACCGAAGAGGATAAGCTTGAGGCCCGTACTGACGGCTCTGATGCTTTCGACGTGCTCTGCATAGGCGCTGAGACAAAACCCGTATATCAGGGTGCTGCTGGCGTCGCTAATACTTACGGTTAAGTTTTTTCTACGTTGTTTTGTGTAAATAATTTTTGATTTGTTTGCCACTGGCGCGTGATGCGTCGGTGGCTTTTTTTTATTATTACATAAAAAATATTTTATGTTTTACTTGCACATAACAAATATTTTATGTACCTTTGTATTGTGATAATAACAACAAGAGAGTAGGCCTACTTCTCGATGATTTGAATAAGCTACTCAAGAAAAGAAAATGAAACACCAGAGTCCTCTCCTACGGGAGAGGCTCTACAAAATATAATTATATGTATGGTAGGGATTGACGCTATTTTAAAAGAGTATGGCAGTCTTGCAGGCAAGACTGATGCTGCAAGTGAAGCAAGGAAAAATGAAATTATTGCATGGCTTAAAGACCATGCGGTTGATGTTAAAGATGATGCCAAAGCTTTTGTCAACGCTAAACTCGACAGCATCGAGAGTGACGTGGCTGCTCTACGCTCACGCATTAATGACGAAGACTATAGGCTGTTGCCTTTGTCTTTCATCGCTAAACATTACTTCGGCAAAAGCGCAGCATGGCTCTCGCAGCGCCTTAACGGCACACTTGTCCGTGGTAAGACTTACACGCTAAACGACGAGCAGAAGCGTATCTTTAATGAAGCTCTGCAAGATATAAGCTTACGCATCGGCTCTCTTCATCTGACTTAAAATTTTTAATGTCAGACAGTTGTTTATTTTCACACTCGGCCTCGGCACTTCGGTGTCGGGGCTTTTTTGTTTGGCAATTGCCAGTCTGCTTGTGTGGTCTGCTAAACCGCTGATGAGGGGTGTGCCGTTGGCTCGCAACCCCTCAAAGTCACATATTGGGCGGTTCGTCCTACATATTCCGCTCAAGGAGGGGGAGGCAATTGCGAACGAGGCGCAGGGCGGTGTAGTGCTGCTCAAAGTGAATTTGATGCACCCCGCAAAATCTTTCAGCCTAAGTCGTTGATTTTTAGGCTGAAAGATTTTGCGGGTATGGAAAAGGTGCGCTTTTTGGCGCTCATTTCTTGTTTTTCGGCTTCTTTTTATTGCGGAAAAGAAGCAAAAACGCTTGTCGGGACAAGCCCTTATAGCGGTATTCTCGGTTAGAGAATGATTTTTTGACATCTTGCGCTTATCCGTATGAGAGCCTTTTTGTGGCTATGGTACATCGGGTAGAATCTAATATCGTTTTTACTTCGCGAAGTTACGGCGGACGGCTGTCTGCCAAGAACCGCTGTGCTAATGGCTCTGAATTTTTTCGGCAGCCTTCCGAGTTTCTTCTTCCTACGGCTTCCTTCCACAAACTCGGTTTTCCGTAAAATTTCCGCTCCGTTTTCTTGTCCTATCGCCTTGGCTCCGCCGTTTGGGTGCGGCGTAAAAAGCGAAATTCGACCCGACGTGAATAAAAAAAACTCTCAAACGGGCTACAGATGAGAGATGTAAAAAGCTCTTTTCTCGCCTCTGAGAATAATTCAAAACTCAAAATTCCCCGATATGCGTACAGCCAACTTCTACAAATACGTTCCCAAGCGCTTCGCTACTGCTGACAAAGGCGCTGAGAGTGTCCGCAACTTCATCTATGCGTTTAAGGACGGTCGTCGTGACGCTACCGACTACGCTATTAATATCGTGTCGGAACGCCTTACAAAATGGTATGGCGTGAGCTGTGCCGACTATGTGCTTTGTTGCATTCCGGCAGCTACCAACGCCAAATATATCAGACGCTTCAAGCGCTTCGCTGCCGAGGTGAGCAAGCGCACGGGCATTCAGAACGGAACGGAACACGTGAACATCTTCGGCAAGCGTGAGGCGAAGCACAACAACCCCGAGCACATCGTCAGCGAGTCATTCGGGTATGCCGTCAGCACCGACCCCGATTTCTTCAACGGCAAGAACGTGATACTCTTCGACGACCTTATTACTACAGGCACAACAGCCGAGACGTTTGCCGAAGAACTTGAAGCGGTAGGCGCTAACGTATTGGGTGCGATGTTCTTAGCTCGTACAGTATTGGTAAACAAATAACTTAACATTGAACATTATGGAATACAATTCTTTATTGCGCGAAGAGCGCCCCGACTTCAAGGCTTATAACAACGGTTTCGATTCACTCAACAATGTGGAGCTGTTAAGTATCATCATCGGGCAGGGCAACGACCAGGGCGCAGCCTTACAGCAGGCTCGCCAGCTTCTGAATATGTGTGGTGGTAAGCTTCACGACATTGCCAACCGCCGAGCAGAAGAATATGAGGTAGTGCAGGGCGTAGGACCTAAAAAGGCTTTGACGATACAAGCAGCGTTCGAACTTGCCAAGCGCATCGAGCACGAAGCAGCATCCGAGTGTGAGGTGTTCGACAACGCCCAAGCCGTTTGGCGCTACTTCCGCCCGATGTTGGGCACGGCTGACCACGAGGAGGCGCACGTGCTTCTGATGAATAACCGCTTCCGTCTAATAAAATCGTTTCAATTATCAACGGGCGGACTGACGGAGACCGCCGTTGATGTGCGTGTGGTTCTTCGGGAGGCTCTGCTAAACAACGCAACTACGCTCACCCTCGTACACAACCATCCGAGTGGCAACAACCGCCCAAGCCGTGATGATGACAGTCTGACGCTCAGACTGAAAAAGGCGTGCGAAACGATGCGGATTTTCCTCGTTGACCACGTCATCGTTACCGATAGGCAATATTATAGCTACAACGAGGAGGGCAGGATGTAAAACAACAATCCCCACCATTTTGTCGACATCAACAAAATGGTGGGGAGATTTTTGCGCCCGCCGCGAAAAACGTCGCAGCCATTTTTCGCGGCGGGTCCCAGAGTGGTAAAAAGCCACCGTCAAGGGGCTTTTTGGTGTTTTATCTTATTATAGTTGGTTTTTATCTTGCTTTTGTCAGACTTTATCCTTACCTTTGCAGGCGATTCATTTGGTAATTATTGAGGATAGAATAATCTGGAATTCATACTTTGTATGTGCACGAGTGGCGACTCGTGTCTTTTGTTTCTAGTTAAAGGTTTAACAGGGTTTTAGAACCATTTTTGCTAAAGGCATCAGGTGCCTGTGAAGGTACCTATGGTTTTGTAATTTTCGGTTAATTGTTAGATTTAAGGTTTTAGCTATAATTAAATTCTTATTCATACATCATATATACACAAGTGGCTGTGAAGCTACTCCATAAGATTAATACATTATTCAAATCGAGGAGCCTCTGGTGCGAAAGCATCGGGGGCTTTTTTGTATTTCGTAGTAAAATAGTTATTGTTTTGTTTGGTTATTCGTAGTAAAATTACTACCTTTGCAGTGTTGAATTATTAAACAAGCGATCTATGAAAAATGTAAAAGTTTCTAAGATTCTGAGAATCTTGACTGATGACGGTTGGTACTTAGACCGTTACAGCGGAGACCACAGAGAGTTCAAACATCCTACCAAAAAGGGTGTTGTGACTGTCAACGGCAAGCCTTCAACATCTATCTGCGGATGGCTCCTCAGTAGTATTGAACGGCAGTCGGGGCTTAGGTTCTGACAAACTGGGGTGGAGCTGAAGCTCCGCCCCTCCACTACATTCGAAGCAGACGCTTGTTGGATATTCGACAAAGAAAGGTGGCGGTCGTGGCTGCCACCTATTTTAAGGTTAACATATAAAACAATATATTATGAACGATGTTGTGATTAAAGCTGCCCGTACTGCTGACGGCTACTGTTGTGCTTGCGACTTACTGCCAGGTTGGGTCGTTGCCTACGACGGCGACCTTGAGGGCTTTAAGGGGTATGTCCAGGAGAGCGTTAACTTCTGGCTCGAAGGCAGACGTAAAGACGGTGATGCATACCCGGAGGTGTTTGACGGTGAGTATAGGCTCGTCTACGATTTTGATGTAGCTACGTTGCTCGACTACTATCGTGGCATATTCTCGTTTTCCGCCCTTCAGTCAATAACGGGCATCAACCAGAAGCAGCTTTCACACTATGCGAGCGGCATATCGAAGCCGCGCCCTCAGCAGGTGGAGAAAATAAAGTCGGGTCTGCGCCGGCTTGCCAAGGATATTGAAATGGTCACTGTTTAATATATTCAACACCGCCGCCCGACCATGCGGCACTATGACCGCTGCAAGTTCTGACTTCGCAACGTTTCATGATTAAGAGAACTCGTTGAGCCCTCGGTGCGAGATGCATCGGGGGCTTTTTTTGATTGTTAAATAATAATCTTTTGGTGATTATTATGTTAAAAAACTTGCATAATATTCAAAAGATGATTACCTTTGCATTGTCAAAATAAATAAGTTATGAAGTACACAGAAAAAGAAAAAGAACTGATTGAGGCTATCAGAAATTACAGAAAAGCCTACCCTAACGGAGCGAGAGAACTTGAAATCTACATAATGGATTTAGTCTACGAGCTTATGGAGAATGAATAAACCAAAGCCCTCCCTTTCGGGGGAGGGCATAAAAAGATATAAATATGGAATATGCAATCGTAAATCAGCAGACAACAGTGCGCCAGGTGCTCAATGATGTATACGAGGACATTAATTGGGCTTATCTCGCACAGAACTATTTCGGTAAATCGCGCAGCTGGCTTTATCATAAGTTCAGCGGACGTAACAACGGCAAGCCCGACGACTTCAGCGACATTGACCGCGAGCGTCTCAAGGGTGCGCTTGTGGATATAGCAAACCGTCTGAGAATGACGGCTGACAAGTTGTAATGACTTATTTTTTTGACACTTGCCCTCGATGCGTTACGCATCGGGGGCTTTTAGATTTATAAGATTATGGGGTTATTAGACCACAAGCGTAAAATGTTTATACCTACAGATAGTATATACGATGTTGCTTATCCTATGTCTGACGACGAGAGACGTAGGCATTATAAGGATATTATGAAGCGTAGACGCAAGGAGCGCCGTCGCAGGATTTGGCAGAGGGTAAAATGGCTGTTGGCTGTGACTGCCGGCATCATTGCCACGATTGCCGGTCTACTTGATATTTTCGACCATATTGCTACGGGCTTCAATCTGCTGCCATAGCTTGTGGTGTGTGTATGTGGCCGATATGGCCCAGAATGCCAATGTTACTGATATTAATGTGACGATTGCTGTCCATTTGTTGTGAGACTGCTCCAGTCGTCTTAATCTGCGCTGCAGGTCTCTGATGTCTTGTTCTGTTTTCATATAATAATGCGTTTTTCTGCAAATATACCAAAAAGTAGATTGAGAGCCTCGTTTTCGGGTGAAGAAATCTAATTTCCGGGCAAAACAATCTACTTTTTTCTTTGGCGTTGTACCATATTTTTTCTATAGCCGTCCCGAACGCATCCCGAAGGCATCCCGAAGGCGTCTGGGGTGTGTCCAAGATTTGTCCAAGACATGGCCAAGATGTTCCTTTTGATTCCTTTTGATTCCTTGCCGGCACTTTTTTCAAAAAAAAATCGCCAAAACGCTTGCCCGTTTCAATCTTATTGTCTACCTTTGCCATCGCTACAATAATAGTGCGGAGCACTCCGCATAGACAAAGGGCGAGGATATATGTTCAAGCCCGACCAATATTTTTCTTAAGGTTGTGGGCTTATTTTTTTGCCCGTAACTTGCCGCATCTGCACGGGGGTGTACGCCCTTTGTCTATGCGGAGCACTCCGCATAGTGTGGAGATGCAGAAATTAAAATATACGGCGGTTCGCCTTCCACGTGTTTTTATTGCCCTTTGCGGCGGAAAGCACTATTGTTGTAGCAGACGAGGAAGTGCGAGCCGCTTTTTTCGTACCCTATCGTCAACCGTACCGGGCGGTTCCCGGGATAAGGCTACAACAATAGTGTAATATGCAAACAACTGCATCAATCCAGCGCACGGCTCAGTTGCGCCCGTTGGGCATCGGCAAGGCTTCGATCGAGGCTTGGCTCAACGCAAAGAGCAAAGTAATGACAAATATGTTCGGTATGGAGGTGACACGGCTTGAGGGGCTGCGTGTGTACGGGGCTTTCGGCCTCATGACGGTGGGGGCTGCGCTGAGTGGCGTGAGCCTGCTCGTGACGGCTGCGTGTGTAGCCCTGGCGGGTTACAACGTGTATAAGCTCAATGTGGAGCATCCTGAGGAGAAAGGAGGTGAGGCATGAGATTCAATGCACATCATGGTTTGTACCGCATGTATCGCGAGTTGGAAAAGATTCTAATCCGCAAGATTAATGCTACTTGTGAAGTTAAACTAACCCCAAAACGTAAATTCAAGCATGTAAGCTATAGGCATCAGAACAAGAAGGCCAGAATGTATAAAATGCGTACGGGTATTAATGCTATGTATTGTATATTGTTTACAGGTAAGAAAGGAGGCGAAGAATGAATGCAATTGAGAATATCCCCGCAGGGTTAAATGACAAGGAGTCTTTGGAGCAAAAAATCGAGCTGCTCCACGACGTGGTGACCCATCTGCTCAACGACACGATAGAGGCTTCGCTGCCTGAGGCGCGCGACCTTGCGCACATGGCGCAGAACGTCGATGAGCTTTGTAGACAACTTCAACAACTTAAAAACGCACTGTGATGACAGAAGAAGACAAGAACAAGACCAAAGACCAGGCACAAGAGATTGACGAGTTCACTTTTGAGCTGCTCGACGCTTATTTCGCCTCCCGCTCAGCCTATCCGGGCAACAGCGAGCTGGGCGTACCGCTCGCGTCGGAGTATAAGACTACCGACGACATTGCTACCGAGCTGGACAGCATCATGCCGGTAGACCTGCACACGATCGTGATATATATGCGGCGCAGGGGCTATCGGCTGAAGACTGCTGCCGACGGCTCGCTACGTTGGGAGATTTGGCGCGACATGAATTATATGGGTTAATTGAGATTATTATGAACAAAGACGATTGTTGCAGAATATTCAACGTAGAAGACATTATAAATCTTCCGCAGGCTGCTATGAATATCGTCATGGGCGACAGAGAGCGGCGCGATGCTGTATACAGAGAGCTGCTCTCTGTCAATCGCTACGACATGAGCTTCGACTGGTTCAGACAGCTGTATGAAGAGGAGTTCGCGCAACGCAAGAAGCAGAAGCAAGACTTCACTCCAGTGGAGGTTTCCGAGATTGTGGCAAAGATTGCATTACCTACCGTGGGTACTATACATGAGCCTACAGCCGGCACCGGGGGGCTTATAATAAGCGCATGGTGGGAGCAATGCAGACGTGCCATACCGTGGGACTATTATCCTTCACAGCACATGATTAGTGTATGGGAGTTGTCCGACCGTGCCATTCCTCTGCTGCTGCTAAACCTAAGCATACGTGGGATAATGGGGTATGTCTACCATGGCGACGTTCTTGAGGGTACCGTCAAGGCCCGCTATATTTTACTAAACCGGAGTGACGATGCTCTCGGGTTTAGCGATGTTGTGAAAGCAGAGGCGGGCGATATTATTGTTGAACAATGTAAATGAAAGGGGGTGGTCAAGATATGACTTTTTTTGAGGTTTATGACAGATGGCTTGATGAGCATAAGGCAGAGGTGAAACAGACAACAGTCGCCGCTTACCTTAATGATCGCAAGACTTTTTCTCGTTTTATCGCTGATGATACTGACATCCGCGCTCTTGACGAGGACACAATGAGGGGTATTTTCGATAGACTACGTGATTCCGGCATGAGCAGTAATTACATGGGTGACTTGCTCATGGTTTATAGGATGGTGATGCGCTATGCTGACAAAAAACTATGTATAGACAATCTACCTTCTATCGACTGGAGGATAAAGAATGTATCTAATTCACGTATAAAGGGTGCTACACGTCCACGTGTGAAAAGATTCTCAGTGGATGAGTATGAGCGGATAATAAGGGTATTCGAGGGTAATCCAAGCCCGGGTGGGCTTGCCGTTGTTGTGGCGATGTTCACGGGTCTAAGAATAGGCGAAGTGTGTGGTCTGAAGTTTTCTGACATTGATATTGACGAGGGCTTGATGCACATACAGCGCACATGTGTTTCTGTGACCAAGGAAGTCCAAAAGCTTCTCCGTCCAGACGAGGAATATGTAATGTCTCGCTGCCTGCAATCTCCGAAAAGTGCTACTTCAGACCGCTTTATTCCGTTGATACCTAAGCTGCGCAAAATACTTCAGGCTTATGCAAAAATATACCCAGGTGAATATTTTATAGCTACGCTGACTGGTAAGCCAACCAGTCCAAGGACGCTGCGTATGTGGTATATGAAGATGCTCAAGGCGGCTAAAGTTCCGTATTTGAATTTCCATTGTTTGAGACATACCTTTGCTACCCAGATGATAGAGAAAGGTGTCGATGTGAAAACAGTGTCCTCAATACTCGGGCATGCCGGTGTTGAGATTACGATGGACACTTATTGTCATCCTTCTGATGACGTTAAACGTGCAGGCATACAAAAGGCTTTCAAGGGTCTGTTAAAGTAGCTTGCAATTATTGTAATATCATATAGTACATTTTTTTACATTGTCTGGCGGCGTGTTCTATGCGAATAGGGCACGCCGCTTTTTGTATTCTTAGGTTCGGGTGCGAGTTGTTATCTTTGTGGTGTAATAAAAAGACAAAGACAATGATAACAGTCACTCAATCAATTCCTGCTACGTGCTTTTCGGCCAACATCCCTGATGTTGAGTTCTCGATAGGCGGTTTTCGTGCTGCCGTGGTAATGACGGTAGACGGCGAGGAGATATACAACGAGCGTCTGTATCCCGTAGGGGGTAAGATACAGCTCAGCGAACTCGACTGTCTGCTGGGGCCTTACGCCCGGCAGAGCCTTAAGATAGCGCTTGGCATAAAGATAGTGGAGCAGACGGTAGACTCGGAGTCTGCTGACACAAAGACTATCAGCGCTGACATAATATATAGCGCTGCCGACATAGGCATGGGTGCCGCCGACTTTATGGCGAAGCGCTTCCTGACGCTGCTTGAGGGCGAGAAGGTGACGGCGCTGAACCGCCTCGAATACCTGCACTATATCGGCACGGAGGCGGCTAAGGTGACGGCAGAGTATGACGACGGCTCGCAGAAGACATTTGATGCTGAGGTGGTGGCTGGCAATGACAAGTATACTACTATAGACGTATCGGCCGACAAGTTCGTGGCTGACGACAAGGTTCTGGTATGTTATGATGTCCAGGCCGGGGCGCGCAGCTTCCGGTTCGCAATCGACTTTGACGAGCCCGACTGCGCCCCGGTCCTGGTATTCGTCAACTCCTTCGGCGTGGAGGAGCTGCTCTACTGCACGGGCACGCATACGGTGGCCCCGACATACAAGCGTGACAGCGGCTACATAGGCCGCTACAACCGCAACTACAACATCGTGGAGACCCGGCAGTTCAAGGCCGACACGGGCATCATGACGTTTGCGATGGCTAACTGGGCCGACGAGCTGCTGCGCTCGCAGGAGGTGCACGTGGTGAACTTCAAGGACGGGCATGCCAACGTGGGCAAGGAGGTGACCATAACAGACTCGAAGTCGGAGTACAGCAACGACGACGACGAGCTGCCCCGCTTCACCTTCACGTACCAGTATGCGCAGCGCAACCACAACGTCGTTGACGTGCTGCGCTCGGGGCGTATCTTTGACAACACATTCGACAATACTTTCAACTGAGTGTTGAATGTGGACACTCAACATTGCGCATCGCGCAACCATTCAACATTCAACATTCAAAATTCAACATTCCCCATGGGCGCTATTCATTTCAGCGACATGCTGCGCCTGCTTGACCAGGCTTACCAACACCGCACGCTGGTAGACGTGGCGGCGTGGGAGGGGGGCACGGGCAAGGTGCTGCACTATAAGGGGTGGCTGGTGCATCACGTGAACTGGCGTGGCGGCTACATAAGGCTGCGCAACCCTAAGAACCGTGAGCTGCGCACGCTGCCTCAGATTTTCATCTTCTTCATTAACAATAAACGTGTGTTCTTATGACTAAAACTAATACTACTCTGCAGGCTACTTCGGCCGGGCCTGATGCTGACGGCTTCCGCCGCTACCATATCGTGCCGTCGGGCTTCGGGGCTTCGAGTGCTGCAGCTTCGGTGAACTCGGAGTATGGCGGCGACTCGTGCGAGGTGTTCGACGACGAGGATGTGCCGGGGGCGCAGGGCATCCGCGACATAAAGGTGGGTGGCCGTGCGTACAAATATGTGCAATGGGGCTGCGACGACCAGCTGCCCTACCGTGTGCGCAAAGAGATTATGAGCAATATGGTGACTGCCCAGTGCCAGCAGTTTAACGTCACTTCGTGCTACGGCCAGGGTCTGCGCTTCGTAGACCGCAAGACGAAGCTCGACATTACGGACAAGGAGATACTGGACTTCTGCCTGCGCAACTCGCTGCAGGAGGTGTTTCTGGAGCAGGCCACGGACATGAAGTTCTACTCGTTCTCGGTGACTGTGATAATCCTCTCGCGCGACGGCAGCAGGATTGTGAAGGTGCGCAACAAGGATGCTGCGTACTGCCGCTTCGAGTATGGTGGTAGCACCCGGTCGGGGCATGCTGAACATGTGTTCTACGGCGACTGGCGGCTGGGCTTCTTCGACGAGCAGAACATAGAGTGTATAGAGCTGCTTGACTACTGGGACCCACTGGGCGACCTGCGTGTGCGCATGGGGCTGGAGCCTGACCCTGCTACGGGGCTGAAGCTGAAGCCGACGAAGTGCCGCAAGTTTGCGATCGTGAGCCGTATGGCGACTCCGGGCTGCCAGGTGTATCCGCTGCCCTACTACTCGTCGATATTCAGAGATGCGTGGTTTGACATATACCGTCTGATAGGCATCGGCAAACGCTACATGATAAAGAATACGTCGGCTCCGAGGGTGCAGATTGAGGTGCACGACGACTACTGGGATAATGTGTGTGACAACGAGTGCATAAGCGACGAGCGCAAGCGCCGTGAGCGTAAGGAGCAGGAGAAGCAGAACATCATAGACTTCGTGACGGGCATTGAGAATGCTGGCAAGGCGATGATATCGGGATACTACGTAGACCCTAACGGCAAGGAGAACCGCATGGTGCGCATAGTGCCCCTGAACGATGCCGGCAAGAAGGAGGGCGGCAACTGGAGCGACGACATGAGCGAGGCTTCAAACGCTCTGTGCTTTGCGCACGGGGTGCACCCGAACCTTGTGGGGGCTACTCCTGGCAAGAGCCAGATGAACAACTCGGGCAGCGACAAGCGCGAGCTCTTCACGCTGAAGCAGGCTCTGGAGAAGCCTTGGCACGACGTGATGACGAAGCCTTATCACGTGATTCTGCACTACAACGAGTGGGACGAGCGGGCTACGGTAGACGTGCCGATGCTGATGCTGACTACGCTCGACGAGAATAAAGATGCGAAGAAGGTGTCGGGCGATGCCAACGCCAACACTTAACACTTAACACTTAACACTTAACTCTATGGACATAGTGATTGAGAAACAAGACTTTGAGTGGTCGTTGCCGGTGGGTATGAGCGCTCATGACGAGGTGTATGAGTCGGTGAAGCCTGCTATTGATACGGCGCTCGACAATTACTGCATTTCACTGCTTGGCGATGTTGGCATTCAGCAGGTTATGGCTGCTGAGGAGAGCACCGCCTTAAAGCGTTACTTTAAGATGATGGTGTGCATTGACGGCTTCCTCTCGGTGCTGCGCCAGCTGGACCTGGTGCTTACGCCTACGGGCTTCGGCATAGTGAGCAACGACACGGTGTCGCCTGCGAGCAAGCAGCGTGTCGATGCGCTTGAGGCACAGCTGCGCACGGCTCTGTGCCGGGCGCGTGCCATGACGGTGCATCTGCTGCGCTCTAATGAGTGGGGCTGCACGGCGAAGGCTGTGCGTGCGATACGCTATGCTTATACTGATCATTACTTCTTCTTTGCGTCGGCGAGCTCGGGGGCTTACTCGTATAAAGACTGGCAGAACATGCAGCCGGTTATCCAGCGCACAGACGAACTGCTGCGTGTGCGCTTCGGCGACGAGCAGACAGACGACTTGCTCGACGCTTACCGCCGTGACGACCACGACCGGCTGACGGCTTATACGACTGCGCTGCAGCTGACGTGCGACTTGACAGACCGTGCCGCTGCGAGCAGCGAGGACGTGCGGGGCACGGCTCTGTGGCGCCGTATGGAGCGTGAGATAGAGGGCAACGGCGAGGTGTATGCGCTGTATCACGGGAGCGATGCGTACAAGGCTGCTCACGTGGAGACGTTCGGCAACAAGAAGGAGTCGACGGCTTTTCTCTTTAACGGCTAAACATTCAACATTCAACACTCAACATTCAACATTATGGAATTAAGCTGTCCTACTTCGTGGCGTGAACTGACTCAAGAGCAGCTGCGCTACGTGCTGTTTCTTCTGGCTACTTTCGCCGACCCGGTGGTTGTAAAAACCTACATGTTTATCAGATTTGCGGGTATATATTTAATCGAGAAAAACCGCTGGGGGTGGAAGTGCTCGAAGGGCGGCAGGGTGTTTTATCTGAAGCCGTGGCAGATACATTCATTCATAGGGCAGCTGCAGTTTGTTGACAGCTTGGAGACGATGGACAATCGGTTGGAGGTTGTGCAGGGTCTTAAGGCTGTCAACGCTCTGCTTCAAGAGGATGCTGAGACGGGGCGCATAGTGAGCTTTCACGAGTATCTGTGTATGGAGCAGAGGTATCAGCGATACTTGACGACCCGTGACGAGGACCAGATAGACATTCTCGCCTCGTTCCTCTACCGCCGGCCTGACGGCTCGCGTCCTGCGGAGTGGACACTGACTGCTGCTGAGCGTGTGGGTGTGCTGGCGTGGTTCGGGCACGTGAAATATGTCATGTCCTACGCTTTCCCTCACCTGTTTCGCAAGTCAAAAGGCGACGATGATATTTCTGACCTCTCGGTGATAGAGAGCATCAACGTACAGCTGCGTGCTCTGACCGACGGCGACGTGACAAAGGAGGCTGCTGTGAAGGCTGTAGACTGCTGGCGTGCTCTGACGGAGCTTGACGCCAAGGCGAAGCAGGCTGAAGAGTTCCGGCGCAAATACCCCAACACTTAACACTTAACATTCAACACTCAACATTCAACATTCCACATTATGAAAGACCTCTTTCCTGCTCTCGAATACTTCACTCAGCTGGCTGCTGACAACCGCCTCGCTTCTGAGCAAGGCTTCTATCCGTGCCTTTGCTCTGGCCCTGACTCCATCGATGGCGTTATGCAGGGCTTCAAGAAGCATCGTAACTTCATCATGGTTGACGACACGACCTCGCAGCAGACCTTCAGTAATGGTGTCGGCTTCTTCCGTCGTGACGTGTACACGGTGTTCATTCTCGCTGGCTATCGTGCTGATGACATGACAGACCGCGAGACTAAGCTCAATATGTGTCGCACTCTGTTCCGGCAGTTCCACTCCCGACTGCTTCACGATCGCGACGAACTGGGCGATGAGCGCCTGACGTTCCTCGACCTGCACAACATCTACTCTAACGAATTGCCCCGATATTCTTACAACGGCGTGACGGGGCTATACTTCATGATACGCAACGAGCAACCTATTGATATCAGTTATGACAGAGCGGAGTGGGTTAAATAACATGTCTGAGGCTGAGCACTCGAAATGGGTGCAGGGGTGGAGCGACTTTATGGTGAAGATGTGGCAGGAGAAGATGCTGCAGTTCGCTCCGCCGGTCTACGATACGGGTGCTCTCTCGCGTTCGGTGCAGGGCGTGGTGCATCCGGGACCGGTGACTACGATTGAGCATCGGTTCTTAGAATACGGCATATACGTGGCTCGTGGTGTGGGCAATGGCTACAGCCGTGGCAACGGTGGCGACTTGAAGTTTCTGAAGGACTGGAAGACAAATCCTCACCACCGCCAGAAACGTGACTGGTTCAGTAAAAAATATATGTACTCCTTACACCGTCTAAATGAGTTCGAGGCTGCCTATTACGGGCAGACTTATCAGGGGTTGGTGTCGTCGTTCTTGTGGCAGCTCTTCGGGGGCGGTCAAAATACGATTGACAGGAGTGTTTCGCAATTATAAAATGATATGGCTGTCAATACAGATAATATTACTCAGTTCTTAGAGGGCATCCGCGACGAGCGTCGCACTCACGCCAATACGGCTCAGCGTATAGGCACTGCCCTGCTGATGCTGCTGGCTCTGGTGGAGAAGCAGCTCGACCTAAGTGTGTACCTGCGCAACGACATCGACAACAATGCCAAGGCTGTGATTGGCTTCGACAAGGGATTGAAGATAGGCGACGGCGGGTGTGGCATCGATGGCTTCGGCGAGGCTGTTCTGCGACGTATCGTGTCGCTTGACTACGACGGGGCGACACAGCAGGGGTTCGGCATCGTTGACCGTGGCGACGGCAAGTTCAGGCTTGACATCCACGACCTTCAGGTGTGGGGCAAGGCTGTGTTCCAAGAGCTGGAGGTGCGCAAGCTGTCGTATGCCGGGGGCAATGTGTACCTGAGCGGTTCGGGGGGCAGGATATTCAAGGCGGAGGAGCTGTATGACGAGGCAGGCAAGCTGAGGGGCTGGCGCTGCTGGCTTCTGGCTGATGACGGCACTACGGCGACGCAGAACATGTGGCGTGTGGGCGACCAGGCACGCTGCCAGACGTTCGGGTTGGCTGACAAGCAGAAGCCGACGCGCTCGTGGTGGCGCCTGGTGACTGCCGTGAGCGAGGAGAATGTGGCGCTGACTGACGAGGTGGGCAATGTGCTGTATGACGGAAAGAAATTCGGGTGGATAGAGATAGCTAAGGACAACTGCGAGCCGGGCAGCGACGTGCCCATGGCTGGCGACACAATAGTGCTTGACGGCAACCAGAACCCTAACGAGCGTGACCGCCAGGGTGTCATGATACTGGAGACTACTGGTCCGAACACTCCTCGCATCGTGGCGTATAAGGGTGTTGTGGGCTACACGCATGAGGGCTGCGAGGTGTTCAAGCTGTCGCCCGAGGGCAGTAGGATTGTGTCTACGTCGTTCGAATGGGTGTCACCGACGGGTGACATTATACACATTGTCAATTACAGAGGCGAGTGGCAGAGTGGCGTGAGCTACGGCTATTATGACCAGGTGAGCCACGGCAACGGTGTGTGGCTGTGTACTAACAGCAACGGCAGCACTACTGAGCCTAAGGAGGGCAATGCCGACTGGCAGCTGGTGATGAAGGCGGAGAAGGGCGACAAGGGTGACGACGGTGTTGCTTATCAGGTGATGATAACGAGCGACACTGGCACGGTGATGATTAACGGCTCGGGGAAAATGACGCTCAACGCTACGCTGCTGCGCAATGGCGAAGACATAAGCGACACTATCAGCAACGGCTCGTGGTCATGGTGGCGACAGTCGGCTGACGCTGAAGACGATGCTGTATGGAACACGCTGCATGAGGGCGTGGGGCGTTCGTGTCTTATCACACGTGACGACGTGAGCAGGCAGGCGCAATTCGGGTGTCGTGTGTACATATCAGACTCAAAGACTATTAATAGTAAATAATATAACTTTAATTCAAAAATAAGATTATGCCAAAAGTATTAGCTAATGGTCAGATTACTATCGTTGACCTCAATGACGGCAAGGCCGTTCAGTGTTTTACTCATTGCTCTAAGGGCGAGACTCAGATTTACACTCCCGACACGGGTGTTTACACGCCGAACTATTCGGCAAGTGAGCCTAACGTTATCACAGCTCGTGTCTACGTGACTGGCAATACTCAAGACCAAGCTCAGTCCTCGGCTTGTACGAAATGGGAGTGGAAGGTGGATGGCGTGGCTGCTACCCCGGTAAGCGGAAAGTCGTACCAGCTTAACCTCGCAAGCAACATCGCCAAGAACGGCAGCGTGAAGAACATCGAGTGGACTTGCAAATACACTGACCCAGAGACTCTGGCTACGACTACGTGCATCGGCTACAAGACGATTTCGCTGGCGAAGAGTGGCGGTGCGCTCCAGACGGTGCAGATTGAGACTCCCGACGGCAACACGTTCGACTCGACCAACAACACGAAGAAGCTGCGTGCCGTGGCGAAGTTCTTCCGTGGTAACGTGCAGGACACTTCTCTGACTTCTATGACGTGGGAGGTGCTGAATATCAGTGCCGGCACATGGAGCGCCGTGTCTTCGGGCAGCGTGAGCACTACGGGTGGTGTGAGCACTCTGAATGTTTCTGCCAATGACGTGCTTAACTTCCAGACTTTCCGCTGCACGGTGAAGGATGGTGCTGACACTGCATACGCTATCGTCACGTTCTTCGATGCGAGCGACCCATACGTGGTGGAGGTGTACTCGCTGACGGGCGACAAGATTGTGAACGGTGCCCAGTCTACCGAGCTTTTCGCCCGTGTGTGGAAAGACGGCAATGTGGTGGAGGATGGTGCTACGGTGAAGGCTAAAGGCAGTACTCCAAGCTTCTCGTACAAGTGGACGAAGTACAATGCCAGCGGTGTTGCAACCAACTGGGACGGTACGACAAGTCCAGTAAACGTTTCGACCAAGCCTTACGTCACAGTGGCTAACGCTGACGTGAGCGGCAGAGGTACATTTACTTGTGAGGTGTCTAAATAAGGGCACCTCACCCTTATTCTATTAACTAAAAAATGAAAGTGTATGACAACATTGTTGGCGAGGGGTCAGATTACGATAGCGGCGATAAAGGATGGTGCTGACGGCAAGAACTACTGGCAGCTGGATGTGTGGGTAGACTTGTCGGCTGCAACCTACGACCAGAATACATGGTATCCAGTTGTGGGAGAACAATTGCCACAAACTGGTTTTGCAGGCATTAAGGTGGTGGTGAATCTCAATAGCAACACCAAGCCTTCATGGTCTACTCATTCGGCAGGCTTTTCTGTAGATTTTCATATCGACACACAAGCTTCAGGTTGGGGCACTACACATGCTGAGACAATCATCTATTCTGACACCTTTAACTTTTGTCCTGTCTCGCCAGTAAGCTACAAGCAGTTAACTAATGGCAGCAGACCTATATTATATCTGCGAGGCGGTGGTAAGTATCGTGTGTTCTCTACATATAACGCAGCGTGGAAAATATATAAAGACGGTTACACTTGGCAGTCGGGGCAATACTCTCAATCAGCCAAACCTTCCAGCACTCGCCCTACCCCAGAGGGGCATACACTTAAAGGAGAGAAAGGCGATAAGGGTGAGCAAGGTGACCGTGGTCCTCAAGGAGCGGCAGGTGCGGCTGGCAAGGATGCTGTGTCGGCTTCGTTTTCGCCTGCTGCTCTGACGTTCTCAGCAACGACTGGCAGCAACGGCAACTGTCTGGCTGACACGACGAGTGGCAACACTGCGACTATCACGATGCTTGAGGGTAGCAGTAAGGTGACGGGTACTTACTCTATCACTACGAAGGTGGGCTGCGAAGCTGATATATCGGGCAATACTGTGAAGGTAAAGAGCGTAGCTTATGACACTATTGACGGCAGGGCTATCAGCAGAACTTCGGCAAGCGTGACGGTGAAGTGCGTGTATAACGGCAAGACGTGCTATGTGAGCCTGCCTATCAGCGTGAGCGTGAGCGCAGTGTGGGGTGGCTTGGTGACTTCGCAGGAGAAACTGGAGTCGAAGTACACAGAGGTAAGCAACAAGTACAACGCCCTGCCACTGAAGACCCCGGAAGCACTGACGCAGTACACCTCTACTATCAAGCAGACGGCACGGGATCTTTCGCTGAAGGTGTCGCAGACGGCTGTGGGCAGGAAGAATCTGCTTGTGGGGAGTGCGCTGAGAAGACAGGGGGGCGTAAGAATCGGTACACAAGAAGGCGGTGGTATAGAAACGCTGAATGGTGTTGGCGGCGTGAATTGTGCTCATGTAATTGCAACAGCACCTACTCACTACATAGGCTTGTTTTGGTGGGGTATTACACCTGACCTTACAAAGTGCATCAAAATAGAGAAGAACAAAACATACACAGCTTCTTGTTGGGTAAAGTGTGACAGAACTGATGTTCGTGTTTACATCGAGGTTAAGTGGGCGGAGACTGCAACTGGTGGCGAGCGACTTGACTCCGTGATACAAAGCGGCGGCAATCTGTTTGCTGTCAAGAAGGCGAATGAGTGGCAGCTCTGTTATGTCACCTTCAACACTAATGACACCGAGAAATTCAAAGACTTCATCGAGTGTAATTTCTGGGTTAACTGTCCGAAGGAAGGAGTCACAACTAACGCATGGATTTGTCAACCTATGCTCGTTGAAGGAGAGGACTGTATCGGCTGGTCTATGTCACCAGAGGACGTTGACTACATTGGTGGCAATCTGCTGGACAATACAGATACATTGTCTGTAGGTGGTAATCTGAAAGAAAAAGGCGGCAGTTACAGTGCTTTGCATCCACGAGACGACAGCGACGACGAGATAAACAGACAGTCATACAAAGGGTTCCCGACACTGAATACTGACATTCGATATGCAACTGATGTTAATATGATTGATATGTTGGTTTGGAATTTTACTGACACTGATATTGTTAAGCAAGGACAGGACTATGTATTCTCGTTTATGGCAAAAGGCAATATCGGAGGTAAATTTACAGCATTCTTTTATAAAAATGGTCATCAAGTTGTATTTACCGAGGTATTAGACCGTGTAGAAGGTCCAAATCAACATCAAGGAGCAGACGGTAACGCCAATGTGGCATTCAAAGAGGATTATGTCTGGAAACGTTATTGGGTTCACTGGAGAGTAGTAGGTGGTGATGTTCCGACCAAGATATGTATAAGATGCTCAAAAGGCACTGATATGTATGTCTCTCAGCCAAAGCTCGAATACGGTGCTACGGTGACTGAGTATCGTGCGACGAAGACTGACTATATAGAGGACAAGAGCGTGGCTGGCAAGCTGCTTGATGCTGGCATTGACATTGGCGGCAGACGCATAATACTGACGGCTGACAACACTGTGTTTCGTTCGCAATCCGGCAAGGAGTCAGCTGTTGTAGACGGGGATGGTATTAAAGCAGCGAGCATTTCAACCATGACAAGCGGTACTAAAGCTGGTGTGGAGATAAGCGGAGGTCTGGCACGCTTTTTCGGTGACGCAGGTGTGTGTAACATGCGGATAGGTGTAGATGCATCGGGGATGGCTGTGCTGTCGTACTATGACAACGACGGTAATCTGCTGTATGACCTCGGCCCTTCTGGTATAGACACCAAAGGTATGACGACAGCGAAACTGGAGGAGGTGAAGCTGTGCAGCGTGAGCGATGTGTTGGGCAGCGCATACAGAGCGGACTGGACGTTGTTGTACGATATGCCCGACGGCAAGCTATACCCAGTGGCAGGGTCACAAGCCATACAAAAGAAGCTCTTCAATACAGAATATACGGGCGTGTGGAAAGAAAACGATACAGAGACATTGGATGTTATAAACCACAGACCGACGGGCGGTGTGGTGAAGACTACGCTGTACCGATACATGGCAGCGAGAGTACAAAATGCCTATGTAGCCGACTCGGGCCGTGGTCTGACTGCTGCTATGGCTGCAAAGGCTAACGGCAAGTACTTTACAAGCCAGACGATAGCGAGTGGCGGTGTGTTAGTGAACTTGGCTAATGGTGAGTATTTAAAGCCTGACGCGCAGCCGGGAGGCCACCCAATGTATTCTGAACCAGGTTTCCCGAGATTTGCTTTGGAGCCGTTTTTTGCCATAAACGACGGTGTGAGCGAATGGTTTGCCGTGTACAGTGTGACATCACGCGGTTATAATAGCTAAGTAAAACAATTGTGTAATCATAAAATAATTTGAGAGAATGGAAAAGTTCTGTTTTGAAGAAGAGCAGCCAAGGGTGACGGTATCAGCCGTAGGCACTGTGCTGTTGCTTGTGAATGGTAGGGAGAAGATTCAGATTGTGGGCGGCATACCTGACGAGAACGGTGTAGCAACTACCGAGGCTATAGAGCGCAAGGTGTGGGAGTATGACGGGGTGTGGCTGGCGACTGGAGGCATAACCACCGAGGCTGCTCTTACAGCTGCGGCACAAAAGATGGTGCTGGAGAAGATTACAGAGTGGGACACATCATCTGCCGTGAACGGCTTTATCCTCAACGGACAGAGGGTGTGGCTCGATTTTGAACTTCGCGACCGTGTTTATCAGGGCAACGAGCGTTTGCAGCGTATCGGTCGCACGGACACTACGCTATGGCTGGGCAAGCAATGCTATAACTTGAGCATTGAGCAAGCGCAGAATATCATAAGCCATATCGAGGCGTATGCTAAGGACTGTTATAACGTGACGGCTGCACACAAGAAGGCGGTGTCGGAAATGAGCACGGTTGAGGAGGTGCTTGGGTATGATTATACCGCAGGCTATCCGGAGGTGCTGACGATGAACGTTTGAAAAAGTAAAAAGTAAAAGATTATGATTGGATTGAGTTTTTTGGCGGCATTGCTGTTTGTGGTGATGCTTTGCGTAGTGATATATAAAAATGATGAGCCTGACATGGTTTCCTCTATCTACTACTTGCTGGGCAAGAGGGGCTGGGTGTTTCAGCTTGTAATGATGCTGTTCGGCGTGCTGATGATGGTGTGCTTGCTTGACAGCGGTTTGGGCGAGCAGTGCCTGGCGTTCTTTGCTTGTGCTGGACTAATATTCGTGGGAGCTGCGCCGAGGTTCTTGAAAGAGAGCGAGCGTAAGATACACAAGACGGCTGCTATAACGAGTGCTATGGCGAGTGTGGCGTGGTGTCTGACGGTGAATTGGAGGATAGTGGTTGCACTCTTGGGGCTGTACGGCGTGTATTGGGCATATAGGGATAGAGACTCTCATCCGTGGTTTGTGGCGGAGGTGACGGCGATATTGATGGTGCTGCTGACGTACTGGAGCACGGTTTAAGAGTAAAAGGGTAAAAGAGTAAAAGGATTATGATATGAGAGCAAGTGATGTTTTGATAGATAAACTGAAGCATATGGAGGGGTATCGGGCTAAGGCTTACCGATGCCCCGCTGGTGTGTGGACGTGTGGCTACGGGCATACTAAGGGTGTGACGGCTCGCACGGTGTGCGACAAGGCGAAGGCCGAAGAATGGTTGAGAAAAGACTTAGAGCCGATTGAGAACTTCTTGTCGGCTGTGCCTGAGGTCTGCAAGACGCAGGGGAGGTTTGACGCTTGCGCTGACTTCTGCTTTAACCTGGGCACGGGTACGTTCCGTGGGTCTACGCTCTTCAAGCTGATACAGAAGAAGGCTTCGGTGGCTGCCGTGCAGGCGGAGTTCTTGAAGTGGGTATATGCAGGTGGACGGCAGTTGGAAGGGCTGAAGACGAGAAGACGATGGGAAGCCTCCCGCTACGCGGAGTGACGAATTAGGAGTTAGGAGTTAGGAATTACGAGTTAGGAGTTAGGAATTGTCGGGTGCGGCGTTTTTTACAATCGATGCGTTATCGGTATCTTTGCTCATATTTTCAATGTTTAATGCTTAAAAGTTTGTATTATGATAGATAACATCCGTCATATGCTCGTGGGCATCACAATTGCCGTCTGGGCATTCCTCAAGCCTATCGAGGGCGACCTGCTCTCGCTGATAATAGTGTTCTTCCTGAACTTCTTCTTCGGCTACCTGTCAGGGCTTATAGCCAACCGCGAAGACTTCGAGTTGAAGAAGGCGCTGCGCTGCATTGCAGAGGCTACCATCTTCTTCGTGCTGTGCTGTGCCATCTACACGATAGGCAATCTGAAGCACCAGCCCGAGGGTGCTCTGCAGTGCGTGAGCTTCGTCACTTATGTGGTGCTGTGGTTCTACACGCTCAATATTCTCAAAAACCTCAAAAAGATGTTCAAGCGTGACACCACGCCGTGGCTGATAGTGTCATTCCTATACTACATTCTGCGCTTCAAGTTCATCGAGCGCATTCCCGGCTTGACAGAGTATCTGTCTGTTGGGCGTGACTGACTATGTATAATGCGTATGAGATGTTTCCGTATCTTCTTCGGCATCCTTGCATTGATGTGCCTTGCAGGGTGCTCAACGTGCAAGCCGGTGGTTGTAGAGCGTGTGATCAATAAGACTGACTCGCTCTACAACGCCAGCCTGCGTATAGACAGCTTCCGCATACACGACTCTGTGTACGTGGAGACTTACACCATGGGCGACACTGTGTACAAGACACGTGTCGAGTGGCGGTGGCGTGACCGCATAAGCTGCAGGGCTGACACGGTATACAAAACAGTGCTGCGGTGTGATTCGGTGCAGGTTCCTGTGCCTGTAGAGCACAAGGCTGCGTTGCGGGGTGGGCTTCATGACTTATGGCGCAAAATAATTATCATAGTGGCTTTTTTGCTGCTTTGGTTAGGCTGCCGGGCTTTTGTTCGCTATAAATTTCCATAAAGTTGACGATGGACTTTGCCACCTCAAATATTTTTCGTATATTTGTGGTGTAATAATTAAATCGTCTGCTATTATGGAACTTTTTGGACTTTTAATAATTTGGGTCATCACTGTTATTCTTGTCGCATTGGGTCAACCAAAAAACAAGTAACTATTATGGTATTTTATTTGGAAAAATAAAAGTGCTACTTTTGGTCTCATCAACCATTAGTAGCATTTTTTTATGGCAACAACCCAAACATTCGAGACCGTCGTCACACTCAATGCTCAACAGGCTAAAAACGAGTTGGCGGCTCTACAGAAGACTGTCGAAGATCTTAAGAAGAAAAAAGCTGAAGCTCTTCGTGATAATGGTTCGACAGTTAAGGATATTAATAGAATTAATAAAGAAATCAAATCTGCCGAGGCGAATGTCAAGGCTTATCGTACAGATGTTAGCGAGACCATTGAGATTCTCAATGACCTCAGCTCGGCTTCTGTTGGTGATATAGAGCGCGTGTCTCGCGTTCTTAAACGACAGATGAAGTCGGTGACTTCACCCAAGGAATATGAGGAACTTGAGCGACGCATTGCTGATTGCACTGCTCGTCTCGACGAACTCAAACGCTCCAGTCATGCAACCATGTCTCAGTACAATCGTGCTATTGCCGAAGCTGAACAGCGCACTGCAAATTGGGAAAAAGAGAATGAGCTTGTTAATGCAACTCTCAATAACATCAGCGGTTCGTCGATTCGTCAATTAGAGACTTCTCTTAAACTTGTTAACGAGCAACTTAAAGATACCGACCATAATTCGGATGCCTTTAAGGAACTTAGCAAAAAGGCTAAACAGCTGAAGCAGGAGATAGCTGCGATAAACCAAGAGCAGAGTCTGTCTAAAAGCAAATGGGATAAATTTGTCACTTTTTTTAATACCAATTGGGGAGCATTAACGCAAGGTTTGGCGGCTTTTACTACTGCCTCGTTTACTATACGTAAGTGTTCTGCTGATTTTGCCAAGATGGACGACCAGATGGTCGACGTAATCAAATATACTGGTCTAACCAAGACACAAGTAGAAGAGCTTAATGAGACATTCAAAAAGATGGTTACTCGCACTCCGCGCGAAAAACTCAACCAGCTGGCAGGCGATGCTGGCCGTCTTGGCATTACTTCCCAAGAGGCTGCTGGTGAGTTTGTAGATGCCGCCGATAAGATTAATGTAGCGCTTGGCGACGACTTGGGCGACGATGCTGTAAAAAATATAGGCAAGTTGGCACAGATGTTCGGTGACGACAAGTCCAAAGGCTTGCGTGGCGCAATGCTTGCTACGGGTTCTGTCGTTAACGAGTTGGCTCAGAGCAGTAGTGCTTCTGCAGGCTATCTTGTCGACTTCACCGCCCGTCTTGCTGGCGTCGGCAAACAGGCTGGTCTGACGCAGCAGCAGATTATGGGCTTCGCTTCTGTTCTCGATCAAAATATGCAGCAGGATGAGACTGCTGCAACGGCTATGCAAAATCTGATAGCCAAAATATTCCAGGAGCCGGCCAAATTCGCTGCGCTCGCAGGCAAAAGTGTCAAAGAGTTCACCACGCTTCTCAAGACTGATGCTAACGAGGCGTTACTTCAGTTCTTCGGTGCTATGAAAAAGCATGGTGGCTTTGATTCTCTCGCCCCTATGTTTGATCAAATGGGTATGGACGGTTCACGTTGTGTCAGCGTCTTCTCAGTGATGGCTGACAAACTTGCTGACATCAAGACTGCTCAGGATATAGCTAACCAGGCTTATGCTGAAGGGTCATCGGTCGTCAACGAATTCAATACACAGATGACTTCAGCCCAGGCTCAACTTGACATGGCCAAGAAGAAATTCAAGGATCTTAGTATTGAGCTTGGCAAAGAACTTCAGCCGATAGTCCAGTATACCGTATCTTCAATGGCTTTGTTTGTCAAGGTGCTTTATCAGGTCGTTGTTTTTACTAAACAACACATAGGCACTCTTTCGGCTCTAGCACTTGCCGTCGCTGCTGTTACTGCGGTTTATCATGCTCATGCTATTCAGGTTAAGGCTAACATGGTCTTAGATAAGTTGTACGCAGCTAAATCAACTGTTTTTAATGCCTTAATGAACGCACGTGTCGCCATCCTCGGCGCTCTGAGGACTGCATGGTATCTTCTTACGTTCCAAGTCAAGAAAGCAAAGATTGCCATGGACGAGATGAGGGCAGCATCCATTTCTAATCCTTATGCGGTTTTGTTGACAGTCGTTCTTGCTCTCGGTGCTGGCATCTATTATCTCGTTAAATCCATACGAGAGCACAATAAGGCTGCTTATGAGAATCAGCTTGCCGTTCAGAAAATGCGCGCTACTCACAAGGATATGCTTGATGCACAAAAGGAGGTTAATCAGAATACGGCTGAGGAGAAGACGCGGTTGTCGCAGCTCACCAACATCATTAATTCCAATGTATATAGCTACGATGAGAAGAAGCGTGCTATGATTGCGCTTGAGAAACTTGTGCCAGGTTATCATCGCAATCTTAACAACGAGGCTAAGCTTGTGGAGTCTAACAACAAGGCAATCAAGCAATATGTTGATAACCTCAACAATGCTGCCATGGCGCAAGCTCTCTTCTCGCGCATGGTGGAACTACAGGGCAAGAAGTTTGACCTTGACCAGGAGATTGCACGTCATAAACACTCTGCTAAAGCCGTGCAGGCTGAGATAAATCGACATCCTGATTACTACAACGCTTATGAGACTACTTTCAGTACTTCGGGCGGTTCTGGTGGTCCATCGTCTATTCACAATGTCAGACCTACTCAGGCTAATATCGCTAAGCACAAGGAACTTGACCAATGGAATGATGCAGTCAAGGAGTCTGAGCAGAGTGCAGCCATAGTAGAGGCACGTATCAAGAATATCAATGTCTATCTCAAACAGAATGTAGGTGTGGCCAAGCAGTATAATGCTATCATCGCTAAGGGTGGTTCTGGCTCTTCCGCCGTCTCTCCCGACTGGAATCCTAACACTTCCAAGGTGGGTAGCTATGTAGATTCTAAAGAGACCAAGAATAGAGAGGCTGCCGCAAAGAAACAAGAGCGTGAAATGAAGGCTGCTACCAAAGCTGCTTACCAGGCTGAGATTAAAGCTGCCAAGGATAAAACCGACCAAGAGCAAGCCAATAACATCATGGCGTACTCGCAGGGTGAGAAGACCTATACCGAGTTTCTTGATGCCCAACACGACATCGCAACACGTGGCTACGAGTCATTGATGGCTATCTACAAGAAGTATGGCACCGAATACGGCCAATGGCAGGAGAAGATTGCCGACGAGCGACGTAAGCGAGAAGAAGACCATTCTAAGGCTCTAATATCTGACATCGAGCTTAATAGACAGCGTGAGATAGAAGCCGCTAATCGCGACTACAATGACTCTAACTCCAAGATCTACCATGATGAGGAAGCGCTTAATGAACGTCTTTTCGAGATAGACATGTCTGCTCTCGCAGATCGTATAGCTGCCCTCAAAGAGGGGTCGCAGGAGTGGCTCGATGCCCGTGCGGAGTTGACGCAGCGCGAAAACGAGCGCCAACTTTACCTCGAACAGCATTATGCTGACCTGCTCTCCCGATACAAAGAGGATTGGGCCACTAAAGACATCACGGAGCAGGAGCGCATTACTCTCAAGGGTCTCGACTTGCTGCACGAGAAAGGTCTGCTGAAGGAGACTGAGTATCAGGATATGCTCAAGCAGATAAAACTGCACTATGCTGAGCAGGAGTCTGAGCAAGAGCTGCATGACTCCAAGGGTGAGAAGTTCAAACGTAACGCTAAGTCTGCTTATAATACGGCTTCCAACAAGGCTAAAGCATCATGGTCTGACGATCATCCTGAGGGTTCAAAGATTATGGATTTCGTGACTTCTGATGTTGACATATACAAGTCTACTCTTGCCAATATCAAGTCTATGGAAGAGGAGGGCCTTATCTCACATCAGGAGGCTATGGCTGCTATGGGCGAGGCTACAGCAGACATGTGCAACGGTCTTGTGGCCAAGTTCCAGGCTGCTATGGATGCTATCTCTCCGCTCATGAGCGCTATGTCTTCATACTATTCAGCGCAATCAGACTACGAGGTGAGCATTACCGAGAAGAAGTATGAGAAGCTTATCAATGCTGCCGGCAACAATACTGCCAAGGCTAAGAAGCTCGAAGAGAAGAAGGAGAAGGAGGTTGCTAAAATCAAGTCTAAGTATGCCCGTAAGCAAGCTGCTATGCAGATTGCACAAGCTATTGCACAGACTGCTATCTCTGCCATTGCAGCCTATAGTTCTGCTATGCAAGGCGTGCCATACCCTGCCAATATGGTTCTCGCTCCGATAGCTGCCGGCATTGCTGCAGCTGCTGGTGCTATCCAGATTGCCACCATCAAAAAGCAACAGCAGGCTCAGGCTGCCGGCTATTATGAGGGTGGCTTCACGGGCGGTTCACGCTATCGCCGTGAGGCTGGTGTGGTGCATGAGGGCGAGTTCGTGGCTAACCACCATGCGGTCAACAACCCAAGCATCCTGCCTGCTCTACGTCTTATCGACGAGGCACAGCGCAACAACACTGTGTCGTCGCTTACCGCTGCCGACATCTCGCGCTCTGTAGGGCAAGGTGGGGCTACCGTGGTGTCTGCTCCTTCGGTTGTGGTAAACACTGACAACTCAGATATTAAGGCTACGCTCGATGATACCCGTAACACTATCGGTGCGCTCTCAGCTCAGATAGCCGAGGGCATCGAGGCTAAGGTCTACATCGATGGTCCGCACGGTGTGGCCAAGAACCTCGATAACTTCAAGAAGATGCAGGCCCGCACATAATTCAACACTCAAAAATTCAAAATCGGCTTTGCCGACAATTCAACATTCAACATTCAACATTCAACAATGATATATTGCACTATCAACGGCCAGACCGCATATCCTTCTGCGTCTGACAAGATTAAGGTGACTTATGCCAACCAATACATCGAGGACTCGGGGTCATACACCTACGACATCTCGTTCCCGATGTCGATACACGCCAATCAGGTTCTGTTCGCCAACATACACCGCTTTGACGTGCATAAGCGCTCGAAGTCGTTCGACGACTGCAAGCTTTACGCCGACAACCGTCTCTTCATCAGTGGCAAGGGCACGATTACAAGCGTATCTGACAGCATTGTCAAGATGCAGATTGTCGGGGGCAAGTCGCGCATCAAGTATAACTCGAAGTTTGAGAATCATTTCATCGACAAGGTGCCTTTCCCTAAGGTCTACATTACTCATGGCATCGACAAAGCCAAATACCAGGGCTTTGGCTTGACGCGTGTCGATGCTGAGCGCTACAAGAAGTTCATAATGGTTGACATCTCTACAGATTTCCGTGTAGGCCAACCAGGCGTGGCTCTGTTCTACCCCATCTACGACGAGACTAACGACCAGGTGTCAAATTATATTAACCACGTCAATGTCAACAAGCTCGTGGTTGATGGCGTGCATTATCCGCACGGCCACATGGTACAGATGTGGAATCTCGCCGTGCAGCCTAATCTCATATATGTGCTTAAGGGCGTTCTGCAGTCTGAGGGCTACAAGATTGTGCACAACGATTTCGACGCTGCTCCTTATACACATATATATATAGCTTCGGCAAGGCGTACTGCCAAGATCAACGAGGCGCTGCCTCATTGGTCGGTGTACACCTTCATCGAGGAGTTCCGCAAGCGGTTCAATGCTACATTCGTGTTCGATGATCTTGAAAAAGAGGTAAGCGTCATTTCTACCAATGAGCTCACAAGCAACAATGCCGTGGCTTACGAGTGCATGGGCGAATATTCGGCAGAGTTCGACGAGGATGGTCTTGAGAACCTCGCCACGTCCAACGTCGAGTACTCGTTCGACAGCTCAAGCAATAGAGATTGGCGCGAGTCCATTCCGCTCTCGGTTCTGAAGCAATACCCTATTAAGGAATTTGACAGCGAAGAGAACATGAATTCTGCAGCTATGGCCATGTCTACTCGTGAGCGTCGCAGCACCATATTCAAGCTTGGCTTGTCTTATTATATTTGGGCGCTGTTGCCAAAAGATGGCAACCCAGAGAATAAAGATCTGACAGAGCAGCGCACTGTGTGCGGTATGTTCAACCCCATATTGCGCGACGCTGAGAGCGACAATGCGATAGGTATCAAGATGATACCGGTGGCTATGTTCCAGCGCAAGCGACGCGCTGGTATAGATGCGTCTGCGCCTATCTCTCCTGACTTGATGCCTAACAGCTATGTTGTCATGCCTTCAACCGCTAATGAGGGTGACTCTTTGCTCGATGGTCTGAGCGAAGATGAAGATGGCGACTACTATCTGTCGGTGCAAGATGCCATGCAGGGCACTGAAGACAATACAAGCGAGGAGACCGCCGACGAACCGATGCGACTCATGCTCTCCGACAACGCTGTGCGCGACCTTGATAAAAATATTACTACGACGTTCCCTGCAAGCGGCAGCATGTCGCTCTACCCTATCGCTTATACTGACTTCCGAGAATTCAGTAAATGGGCTGGCGAGCGATTCTCATTGTCGCTCGAAGCAACAGATCTTTCGGTTAGCGGTTTGAAAAAAAATAATGGCATAAAGGTTGACATCGATGCGCACAACCTTTACACCATTAAGTTCATTACTGAAGAAATACCCGACCCCTCCAATATCTACATCTTCAACAACCGTCGGTTCGTGTGTCAGAAGGTAGAGATGGAGGTGACGGGTGAGGGGCTTGACCGCGTGAAGACTGGTTACTTCTACGCTATACTATAGGTCTCCGACGAAGTGCTTCGTCTCTTCGTGCACCACTTTCGGTCGCTTCAGATACTTGTTCGTCACTGATATGTCAGAGTGGCGTGCCTGGTCTCTCGCTACCACGATGCCCTGGGCGTTGGCGAGGTCTCTGATGCCGGAGTCCTTGAGCGAGTAGAATTGATAAGATGCCGGAAAGTTCAGTGCTTTCCGCATCTTATTCCATTCCTGCCGGAATCGGTTCACATATATCTGCTGCGGTCCGGGTGTCATGTTGGCTCCGAATAGGTAGTCCTGCGATGGGTAGTCGAAGATATGCTGCTCGATCATCAACTTCAACACAGTGTCGTTGAGCGCTACGACCTGCCCCTTGCGGTTCTTGGCCACACTCTCCGATATATACACGCTTTGCTCTGTTATTGATATGTCACCTATCTTAATATAGCGTAGCTCGTCTGGTCGTATGAAGGTGTAGTACTCCATCATACACGCGAGGTAAAATGAGGGGTTGTTCTGTTGCGTCCACTCCCTCACCTTGCGCAGGTCTTTTGCTTCGAGCGGTGAGCGCAGCTTCTCGTCTTCGCGCAGCATGTGTATGCTCTCGATGGGGTTGCTGTCGATATACTTCCGCTCCGCTAACCAGGTGCAGAATGCTGACAGCCATGTGCGGTAGTTGTTGCGAGATTTTGCAGACAAGTCCTTGTCGAGAATGAGGTAGTCCAGGAAGTCGACAGCAAAGGCAGTGTTAAGCTGATAGGCATATTTTATTTTCGCACCTACCTCCTCGGTGAAAATAGACAGTTGCTTGAGCCTGCTTCGATAGTCAGTAGCGGTCTTCGGCTTGAGTATCCCCTTCTTCTCCGCTGCTTCAATATAGGTGCTGTATCTGTCGAATACTACGCCAAGTTCTGTGTACTGCCGTGTGTTCGTGGTGTTCACGAAGGGGTTCCACCCGGATAAAAGTTTGTGTGTGAGATTGTAGACAAGCACGGCTGCAATTTTTTCTCTCTCCGCCCTGTTGTGGTAGCGGTCGAGCATGTAACGCTTACGCTTCAGTCTGTCTGTAGTCGGATCGTAAGCGAAGAAGTCAACATAATAGGATTTACCCCGATGTATCCTCGGCAGGGTATACCCTATTATTTCTTTTGTAGATAAGAAATTTTTGGCTTTAGAGTACAT